AGCCTAATAATATACATATAATTAGTTTTTAGTGTTTAAAGATTCCCGATGTAGACACAACGGGAGTTTGCTTGCCATGCTTATGTATGAAAAAAGTAGAGAGTGTTAAATTTCTACCTTGCCTGATATTGCTCTTGGGTACTGTAACGCCCTCAGGAGGTTGGGATGTCTTACGCTCATTGGGTTGAACTGCAAAGCCATGTAGAAAGCACCCGCTATCGGCACACTCTCAACTATTTAAAGAACTTTTTAAAAGGAGCCAATAAGACTAAAGGCTCCGTAACCTTATCCTATTATGCCTGTAAGAAATTAAGGAGGGCAGGGTTCAGTACCTGCAACAACTAAAGCGGTTTCCCGTTCAGAATTAATCTGGTTGCGTAGCTGCGTATCAATTCACATGGAACTAATCACGCCACCTCCTTAAAGAACTTTTAAAAGTGGCCGCCCAACGTGCAGCGGCCTATTCCAAACCTTAAACCAACTGTTACGCTAATGCTTTTTCGTGTTCGTCTAAATTGATTGATTGCAACTGTTCCTCCATTTCATCACTCATCAGTAAGCGGGTTACTTCGTTACGCTCCTGAATCTCTTTCTTTGTTGGTTTCTTGGCTGAATAAACGTGACCGTAAATAGCCCCTAAACGCTTTTCCTCTTGGCGTGCGTTGTACCAAACTTTAGCAAAAAAGGCTATTAAAGTGCCGTAGATGATTATTAAGGCTGTCATTCTTCGTAGTTTAAAAGTGATTTAATATAATCCACCTGACGGGAGGAAAGGTTCGGGAGAATGTCAAGCCCTACCCCTTTGATAACTACCTCTACTGAATCAATCTCTGTGTAAACCATAGCCTCAACTAAGGTTCCGGGGTTGCCGGGTTCAGCGTAATAACGGGGGCTTTCTTCGTAACGGTAGCCTACTAATATCTCGATGCCTTGCGCATCAACAATGGTTTCTGAGTTCTTTTTCATGGTTCAAGTATTTGGGTTAGTCGTTTGAAAGGGTGATTGATCCGGTGAAGGGGGTGAAGTCATTCTCAGCAAATCCAACAGAGTATTCGCCAATTTCCCACATATCGTTATGTGCTGAAACTACAATTCCCGTTTTTTCACCGATGAATAAAACTATGTTGCCTGTATTTTTTGATACCTTTAAGCACGGGTATTTTACCGGCGTTTCCTTCTCGTTAATTACTGCTTTCATGTGTTAGGTTTTAGGTTTGAAATAATGTGTTATCTTTATGCTGCCGTATTTTGTACGGTACTAAGAATATCTGCCGGAAACCGAACTGTGGAACCGATCCTGATGGGCTTAATCACCCCGGCCTTAATGTAATTTTCCAGTGTCCTCACTGAAACCCTCAGGATAGCGGCTGCCTCCTTTTTGGTGAGTAGCTTCATTTCCGGTGTCGCAGTTTCCGTAGTCGTGTGTGTGCCTTTATATACCATTTTTTCGCATTTGTTACACAAACCTACATTGCGTTACTCAAACTGCAAAATATTTACGGGATTATTTTTAAACTATCTTTGCAACGTTGTTGCACGTGGAACGTTTTGCCTTATTTACTCCTTGAGTTTTCACTATTTTCAGAAAGTTCGGTACTTTCAAAATAATTTTGTTTTGTTCGTTTAATTGTCGTAATTTAGGGGCTGTGGATATGAAATGTGTGAGTAAACATGGTTTTTAGCCTGTCGGGTTCGTTCCCGATGGGCTTTTTTTCTTTATGGTTGTAGTACCAATAAATGACATAAAAGCAAACCCAAATAATCCGAGGTTAATCAAGGATGAAAAGTTTGCTAAACTGGTTAAGAGCATTAAGGAGTTTCCTGAAATGCTCGAACTGCGTCCGATTGTGGTCAACGATGACATGATTGTACTCGGTGGTAACATGAGGTTAAAAGCCTGTAAAGATGCCGGATTAAAGCAAGTGCCTGTAATAAAGGCAAGTTCTTTGACACCTGAACAACAGAAAGAGTTTATCATTAAAGACAACGTTGGCTTTGGTGAGTGGGATTGGGAACTGATAGCTAATGAATGGGATGCCGAACAGGTTACTGATTGGGGGTTGGACATTCCTGATTTCAAGATTGAAGCCGAAGCACAAGAGGATGATTACGAAATACCTGATGAAATCCAGACGGACATCGTGTTAGGTGATCTGTTTGAGATTGGACATCACAGGTTGCTTTGCGGGGATAGTACAGATAGTGACGAATATGTAAAGATGTTGGGCAAAGAAGCCTTTGATTTAATAGTTACTGATCCACCTTACAATGTAGACTATACTGGTAAAACAAAATCAGCATTAAAGATTGAAAACGACAAAAAGAGCGATTTAGATTTTAAGGAGTTCTTATATAATCACTTCGTATCAATTGGGCTTTTTTCAAAGGATGGTGCTGTTTATTACATATTCCAACCAGATAAGCAGATACACAACTTTGTTAACTCATTCATTGAAGCAGGGAATAAATATAGTGGATTGCTTGTGTGGAATAAAGATAGCATGGTAATGAGTAGGGGTGATTACCACGCAAAGCATGAAACAATAACCTACGGATGGAAAGAAGGTGCGGCACATGGATGGTTTTCTGATAGAAAACAAGTTTCTGTTCTTGAATTTGCAAGGCCAAAAAGGAACGAAGAACACCCGACTATGAAGCCTATCCCTTTACTTGCTTATTTAATTACCAATAGCAGCAAAAGCGGGGACTTGGTTGGTGACGGATTTTTAGGTTCAGGTAGCACAATGGTCGCAGCACACCAATTAAACAGGAAGTGCTACGGAATGGAATTAGACCCTAAATATTGTCAGGTAATAGTTGACAGGATGAGAAAATTAGACCCGTCTTTAGCGATAAAGAGAAACGGTGTTGAGATATAAATGACTACAAATTCGGACATACAAAAGAAGGCAATGATTGAGGCTTTGGAAAAGAGCCTCGGTGTTGTTACAACCGCCTGTAAAACAGTCGGCATTGCTCGTTCTACTCATTACGAATGGTATGGATCGGATGAGCAGTATAGGAAAGCGGTTGACGATATTGCTGACGTGGCATTAGACTTTGCAGAAAGCCAGTTGCATAAGCAGATACAGAATGGAGAGGTATCAAGTACCATCTTTTACCTTAAAACAAAGGGTAAGAAAAGGGGTTACATAGAGCGTCAGGAAGTAGAAAACTCAGGTGGGTTAACGATCACTTGGAACGAGGAAAGGACATACGAAACGAAATAATTATGCGGCTAACGGTCAAACAGACACGAGCCATTGAGTTCTTAGAAGATAAAGTCACCACGGAGTTATATTACGGTGGGGCTGCCGGTGGGGGAAAATCATACTTCGGGAGTTATTGGCTACTAAAGTCAGCCCTGAAATATCCCGGAACCCGTTGGCTTATGGGTAGGTCAGAGTTAAAGAACCTGAAAAAAACTACCCTCAATTCGTTCTTTGAAGTTTGTAAGGAGCAGGGATTAAGGGCTAATGAACACTACCGCTATAATCAGCAGGATAGTATCGTAAGCCTCCCAAACGGTTCACAGATCATTTTAGCAGACCTGTTCGCCTACCCTTCAGACCCTGAGTTTGATTCTTTGGGTTCATTGGAGATAACCGGGGCTTTCATTGATGAGGCTCCGCAGGTAAGTGAAAAAGGGAAGCACATTGTAAAGAGCCGTATCAGGTACAAGTTAGATGAATTTGGACTAATCCCTAAACTGCTGATGTGTGGCAACCCGTCTAAGAATTGGGCTTATTACGAGTTCTACCAACCCGACAGGCAAGGGTCACTAAGGAGCGACAGGAAGTTTATTCAGGCATTAGTAACGGACAATCCTTATATCTCTCCGCATTATATTGAGAGTTTAAAGGGGTTGGACAAAAACAGTCGGGAGCGTCTTTTAGAGGGTAATTGGGAATACTCAGATGACCCGGCAATATTGATACAGTATGAGAAGATTTTGGACTGTTTTACTAATGATTTTGTGGTTAGCGGCGAAAGTTATATTACTTGTGACGTTGCCCGTTTTGGTAATGATAAGACAGTTATTGGTATATGGAAAGGCTTTCGTTGCAATCTGTTTCAGTACTCCCAAAAGTCAGTTGCCGAAATTGCCTCAATTATTAGAGAATATCAAAGCAGATATTCAGTCCCAAATTCGAGAACGATTGCGGACGAGGACGGTGTAGGTGGTGGTGTTGTAGACATTTTGGGTTGTAATGGGTTCGTAAATAACAGCAGACCCCTACC